CCTCTTTTCCTTGAGGGGTGAACAATCCCTTGCCCTCTCGTCCACCTATGAAAAGTGCACCTGCTTCATCCTCTATTATAAAATTAACTGTGTCTTTTATTTTAGCCCATAATCCTTTGTTTGCTTTTAATTTATTTAGGTTGTCTGTGGCGAGTGTCTTAGATTTACCTGCGGCAAGTAGGTCTCCGTCTGCTAATGCTGCTCGTGCATTTTGATGGTGTACATTAATGTTATCTTTTATTACAGTAGTTACTTGTGCCTCAGGTTCTATTACTCCATTGTCAGTTAAAGTTTTAGTAACTTTCCCTATATCACTCTCTGACTTGCCAAGTGTTTTTAATATAGAAACATGTTGTGGTTCTTGTTTAACAAGTGCTGTCTGCGATTCTTTGGGCACAAAATTAGTAACTTTCTTTATCTTAAGTTTACGTAGAACTAATCCACCTTTGCCATTGTCTACAGGTATTACTTGTATTCCTTTAGCCTGGCCTATCTCCTGTGCCTTCTTTACTGCAGCTTCCTTATCCTTAAATATACCCTTGAACACCTGCGGTCCCGCTTCAAGTTTAATGTCTGTACCAGCGGGGATACTCTCTCTCTGTGGAGTTCTCTTACCTAACTTTCTAAGTATACTTTTAGTTTTCTGTGGAACTATCTCAAAGTCTATTCCACGCCCAAGTATAAGTTGCTGTTTAGGGTTGGGAAGTACTCCCGTTTTTATTGTTTCGCCAAGTTTAAGTCCAAGTTCTACGTTGGCTGCTGCTTGTTTAAATAGTTCTTTCTTCTTAAGTAAATTCTTTGCAGCGTCTTGTACATCTCCTTGTTGTAACACAGTATTAAGGTCTGCACCTGCTTTAGCATGTTTCTTTACTTTTTCTATAAGTGCTTTACCCTCTTCTGTGTCTCCTATTCCATTAAGAAGGTCTTGTAGTTTATTAGCGGCCTCTTCTGTTGACTTATCCACACTGCGTCCAAGGATTTTTGCCCCTCCTGCTATAAGTTTCTTGCCAAGTTTCTTTCCTATTGCACCTGTTCCTGCTACACCTATATCAAACGCTGCCCCAGTGAGTGCTCCTACTACAAACTGTTCTGCGGGAGTATTCTTTGGTGCCTCCCCTGTCTGTTGTGCTGCTTCAAGTGTACCAAAGAATAAAGCAGACTTTGCTATATTAGATGCAAAGGTTCCAAGTCTACCTAACTTTCTTGCTCCGTTGAGCGTAGATATAGTTTCTACTGCTGCACCTACAGCTTTCTCTGTTGCGCTTGGTAATCCTCCCGGAAGAAAAAATCCACCTATGCTGCCTATGAGTTCTGACCCTGGAGACGCCTTTCCTTTTCCTCCTGGAACTATAACATTTCCTTTCTGGTCAATTGCTTTAGTAGGAATATTAAAATGTTTAGGCCCTAAGTTTATCCTACCGCTCTGTAAATCTATGATACCAAATGAAGCTGTCTTAAGTGCTGCATTAGCTATAGTACTTGCAGTAGCTTCTGTATTTAATATTGTCTGGGACACCCCGCTCGCTAATTTCTCGGCGAATGTCTTAGGTGCTGGGGGGGTTTCAAGTTGAGATATGGGATGGCCTTGAAAAGGGTGTTCTATAGAATATTTAGTAACACCCTTAGGGTCAAACTTGTGCATGAATTCATCAAAAGGAACATTAGGATAGAACTTTTGATTAATTGATTTAGATAAGTCAGTGTCATTTATATTGTTATATTGTGGAAACTTCTTTCTAAAACTCTGAATATCCAATGTTATCTCCCTATAGAATTAAAATCTCCAAGACCTACATCCTTTTTAGTAAGTCCTTTAAGTTGTTCTGTCCTATTAAATTTAGTTTGCAAATCTTCAATTATCTTTTGCTGTTCTTCTGGAGTTTTAAGCCCAAATAGGGGTCCACTTGTTACCCCTCTTATTTCAGCAAGTAGGATGGGAGAGACTGTATCTTTAAATGTTAAGTTAGTTGCTCGTCTCCTCGCTTCTTTATCAGGTACACCATCAGCTTTAAATTTTTTAACTAAGAAGTTATAATTTTTTATCTGATTTGTAGTGTCTACTTTTTTATTCCTTGATACTTCACCCTGTACTTTTATTTGATTAAGCAGTTTAAGATGTTTAGCTTGTTTGTCTGTTCTTTTAGCAAATAAATCCCCTGCGACTTTTAACTGCTGTTTAGCCACTATATATTCTTTATTATCTTTTAATTTCTCAAGGCCCCCAGGGTCTTTAGCTGCTTTAGTTTCTATTTTAGTTACTGCATCTTGTGCAGCCAGGTATTTATTTCTTGCGTCTTTTATATACAAATCTGAAACTTGAGTAAAAAGTTTGTTATCTGATTCAATCAAACCTGCTAAATTTATCATGTCTCCTTTGGAGGTTGTTCCAGTGGCTCTATCGAAGTGGCCTGTTTTATAGGCAAGTTCCAATGCTTGAGTTTTTAACTCAGGTGCCAATCCTTTTAAAAAGGGCAATGTCTCAATAGGAATTCTTTTAGCGTTCTCAGTTTTAATCTGTTCTTGTTTTATAAGTTGATTTTGTAACTTCTGTTGTTCAAGTCTTCCTGTCTGTAGGGCCTGTGATATTTGTAAACGTTTTAATCCAGCATTAGCTGTATCTATCTTCTGCTGGCGTAACTTAAGTAGGGTATCTGTTACTGAATTTAACTGATTACCTAAGTTAGCACGGCCTGCATTTGTAAAAAAGTTTGACATAAGTCCTCCCTATGATAGTGCATATTGGAACGCCTACCTTTAATAAGAATTTTCCTGTTCTATTGCCTGTGTATTTCGGCGACATTCTACTTGCCATCTCGTAAGCCCATGAACGTCCTATAGGAGCTACAGCATAAGTAATAAGTTTAGAATGCTTCATAGCCTTTACCACATAACGAGCCCAAGATACATATCCTATATAAGTTTCTGCTGATATATTCTTGAGGGCAAATTTAGCATCTAAGTTCATAACATTAGTAGGAAGTAACCCTTGTCTATTAAGTTCAGTGCATATTACAGATGCTGCACTTGCTCCGCCCTCTGCTCCGCCTATAAGTCCGCCTATAACTGCTCCAACTGCAGTGCCAATTCCTGGGACAACACTGCCGGCGTATGCTCCTATTGCAGCTCCACCTACCAGACCTCCAGTTACGCTCCCTGCATCTTTTGCCGCTTCGCTTCCACCAATAGCATTTCCTATTCCTCGTCCTGCAAGTGCCCCTATGCTGCCTCCTACTGCAGCTTGTCCTGCTACCGGGACAGCCGATACTGCGGTACTTCCTATTCCTGCCCCCCCTGCAAAGGCACTTTCTCCTGCGCCTCCCGCCACTGCTGAGAGCCCTGTAGAACTTACATCTGCACCTGTGGAACCAAGCCCAAATAAAGAAGACCCTGTTACTTCTGCACCCCCTACTCCAGAATTAAATACGGCTCCTCCAGAAGGGATTGCACTCCCGCTTAAACCCGCCACCATTTGAGAAGAATCAAGTGGAAAATTTGCTGCCGCCATATTAGATGAATCAATCAAACCCCTGAGGGTAGCATCTACTCCGGTTCCTGAGAAAGCTGAGGGGCCTGCTCCGCCTGCTATAGGAGAAAGTCCTGTAGCTGTATCGCTTGCAAGTGAACTTGTTATAGTGTCCTTTAGGGAACCAAGTCCTGCACCTATTTGTTTCCTATACGCTAATCCGCCTACTGCAAGTGATGTTCCTATCTGACCTATACCACTTAGTTTAGCTGCTGAATTGGCGTCTTTTATACTTTGTCTCTTTATATCTAATCCTTCTTGCGCAAGTCTTATTCTTTCTTGTGCATTCTGGTTGGCGAAATCTGCATTTAATGCTCCACGAAAGGCTGCCTCTATAGTATTTACTGGGGTAGGAACTCCTGTATTAGCCCTCCGTTGTCTTAACTGTCGTAGTATCTCTGATATATTACTTGTAAATGCCATATATCCTCCTTAGTTCCTATCTGCCCTTATTGGTTTGTATCCTACAAGAAGTGCAAGTGGTTGAAACTGTTCACTGGATGTTACACTAAATTTTATTTTATGGTATGTAGCATTGTTTGTATTAAATCCGTGGAGTGTTTGGGCCATTTCATTTGATGTAGTCATATCGTATGCCATCGTTGTTCCACTTCCGCCATCTGTATACACAGTAGCAGTAACACTTGTTGTTATATTCTTAGATACAAATTTCATCCACCTAAGTTTATCTTGTATAGGAAGAAACCCACTTAAGTTCATGTTGCCCGTAGCAAAAGAATAAGTTATATTTAAATCATCAAATGTAGTAGAGTTCTCTAAACGATAAATATCACAGTTAGTTGAAATAGTTTTGTTGTTGCCCCCTGCATATATAGCCTTAAGTCCTTCACTATTACTTACTTCAAACCCTGCTGTTAAATCTCTTCCTGTGCGGTCTATTTCAAACCATTTCATATAACGTAAACTTAATACCCACTCTGTATCTATAGCAGTACCTTTGGCACTTAACCAGTGATATTCCTGTAAATTAGAATCATAAAATGCAGTAGAAGTATTAAGTAAAAGCGGATTTAATGAGTCAAATATATCTCTTATATCATCTGAAAGAGTAATAAGGTTTGTTCCATCAAAGGAATATATACCGTGTGCTCCTTGCCATATAGCAATATTTACACTCCCTGAATTTTTAACGTTTACGGTAGCACTCTTTAATGTTTCTGGAGCAACGCAACCTATAGTATTCTCTACTTGATGAAGTTTCCAGTCACTCGGCGAAGTTCCAAGAAGATTCCATGTAGAATTTTTTGTAAAGAAAACAACTTGGTCATAAAGAGAAGATGTAGTTTGTTTGTATAATCCTATTCCTGCAGTAAGTTCGTCCCCATTTCCCACTATAAATTCTGTGGAATCTAAACCATTAAATACAGTGGCAGTATTTACGGCGGAAACTAACACTGAATTCTTTTTGCCATCTTGGTCATTACAAAGAAACACTCTACTCTGAGCGAATACAGGAAATTTATAATTCCCTATTGTCTTTGGAGCCCTTATTCCACCAACAAAATCTATGTGTAATCCATTAAAAAGCCACTCTGTACCTACCCCAAATGAAAATCTATAAAAGAAAAGTGCAGGGCTATCATCAATAGTTGTTCTTTTTTCCTCCATCTCAGGGGGTGTTGACCAATAAACTTGTCCGCTTTTATTAAAAGGAAATCCTCCATTGCTCGTGTGGTCGAAAAGATGGCTGAGGTTAGCCCACTGTTTACCGTCCCAGTATTGGACAACCATTGGGTTTCCTCCGTAAGAATTACCAAAACCTATGCCAAAATCAATGCCGCATAATCTTTCATCAAATCCTATATATAAAGATTCGCCTGTGTCCATCTGAGCGGGGGCAATATAAGTAGTGGGCCCAGCTGAAACATAATTTCTTGTGCTTATATTAGCTACTGTATAGTCCCTAAAAGTGTTAATACTTGGTTCTTCCATTTTAAAAGAAATACAGGAAACATAAGAACCATCCCAAACGTCTATCATAGGTTGTATAACAGCATTGCCTGCTATATGAGAAATCTTAACTGTACTATCTATTGTAGTAAGTGTATTTATTTTATACCAATACCCCGTTGTTCCAAATTTATACCTCTGTTGTATGTTTCCTGTGATACCCCCAGAGAACGCCATAGTCCCAGTTTGGGCAAGTGTCACCCCACCTACACTTGTGTTGTCTGTAACAGTAGTAAAATTCTGCCATCCTAAATCTGTCCATACAGATATTTTACTTAGCCCTGTAGCTGTAGTATTTGGAGTATCTACATATATTTTAAATTCACTTACAGGTCTTACAGTACTAATTCTAAATCTAACTTCACCATCTGAACCTTTAGCAAGAGTGAAAGTATCTTTAGTATTATTAGCTTTACCTGTAAAATCCATGTCCCAATTGTCACCTGCAGTGCCAGTGAGCCACATAGCACTTAGAAACATTTCAGTCCCACCATAAATAAGAGACTCTTTGCCATTACAATAAATCATTTGAGACTGAGGGGCATTGGCAAATACCCCAGTTCCTGCACCTGTAGTTATAACGTAGTCTGTCACGGTGGTAAATGTATCTGTAGTAAACGGTTCTACGGCAGAAAAATAAAGAAGTGCACTCCCAGCATAATTTGTCTGGGCGTATACAAAACTTTCAGGATTAAAATCAGACAATTTATTATAGAAGAATCCGCTTTTTAAAACTCCTGCAAGGTTGCTATTTGTAATAGGGGACATCCCCTTTACGGCTTCTATGCCACTGTCGTTATACCTTAGATTCTTAAGTTCTGAAAAATTAGTAAAGTTAACTTCAGGTTTAGAAATCTGGGTGCTATCCACAGAAGTTATTACACGGCCTGTAAGAGGTATTTCTCTAAATTTAATATCTGCAGTCACTACCTTCTCCTGAAAGATATATTAATTTCGTTACGGGCGGCTCCTCTATCAAGTGAAGAATTAGCTTCCCTTACTCCTCTTTCAAACTGTGCAAAGAACTTATCCCCAAAGTCTGGTTCTCTGTCTCGATACTTATATAACCACGCAGCATAACCTACAAGCAAAGGAATATATTTCTGTTGTATTCTATATACACCATAGTCTGTAAACACAGGGTCAGGAACTTGTATATAATATACTGTTATGGTATCTCCGGATGCAGAGGGGGGCGGGTCAATTATGATTTGAAGTCTGCCCTGAGGCTGAATAACGTATGTATCGCCGCTTGTCCATGTACCGCTTCCGCCAAATAGTGCAGTGCCTATAACAGTCGTAGAAGTTTTACTTACTACATACCCTGATTCACCTGTGGTAGTATTGTGTACTATATCTCCTAATCCTACATTAGTAAAATCTACTGCTGTATCAGTAAGAAGTGTGAGATTTCCTATTGAAGTAGCCGTAGTAGTAGCACTGCCTGTTATCTGTGCAGGTAACTGTGCATCTAAAAGGGTAAAGTTACTTGGAGCAACAGTAGATGTGGTATTGTTTTCATAGATAACCCTATCATATGACTTCCAAGGGAGAAAAGTTTGAGTTGTACCATCATCGTATTTAACAATAAAATTATTGTTTGAATCCTTTAAATAAAGTTTGTCAAAATCTGGGTTTAAATTATATACCGAAGTGCCCGCTACAGTTATAATATCCTGAGTGGCCTTTAAGACCCCTGCTCTGGAAGCAAAGGTCTTTGCGGCCTGCCATAGATATTCATATGACGTTCTATCATCTAAAAAAGCAGAACTGACATCTTCATTTAATAGATTCCGTAGACTATAAAGAAGTCCAAGTCCATCCATTAGCGTCTCCTATCAGGACGTAAGTACTCTATATTAGTAGGTTCTCCTAATGTTTTACCAAGTATCTGAAATATCTTAGAAGCCCCATTCCTACTTACTTTACCTCTGTAGGTTTTAACTCCACAGGCCTCCGCAAGCTTAGGGTCTACTTTGATAATAGGATTCACCATACGCCGAGCTTCTTCACCCGCGTCAGCAAGACCTTTCATCATTTCATCCCTTGAGAAAAGAGTTTCCTTAATAGCAGAACCAAGACCTTCGTAGGATTTATGCACAAAATCTGTATCCTTGGCGGTGAGCTTCGGGCGAGATTCCTCAATGCTTCTTAACTTTTTTTCTTCTCTAAGTATCTCATTCTTAAGATAAGGAACCTGGGCATCATCTATCAGCCCCCTGTCGATACTACGTCTCTTGGAAGCTATACCCTCTTTAAGCTCATCTATGTGCGTGTGCATAGCCCAAGCGGGAGTCTGAGAAATTATCTTACCCTTATCATCTCTGTCCACTTTCCCAAAAAATTCTATCTCTGAAGTTGCCATTTTACTCTCCTTTTTAATTTATTAAGCTGGGTTTATAACTATTGTAACAACTGTTTCACAGGCTACTGTACTACCACCATCTGTAGCAATTTCTATAGCCTGACCTGCTGTAACTGTATTAAGTGCAGTAGGTGCGGAACTATCTACGTCTCCTGCGGCAGAGCCTGTGAACGCTACAGTAATTGCCCCACCTGTCATAGCAGTACCAGCTATCTTAGGTGTGATAGTAGCATTAGCTGTAGTAATAGCATTAGCTATCGTAGTATATATCTTAGATATTGTTCCTGCCCAAGGACTTACCACAAATACACTGCCTGCAGTACTAAGGTCAGTGAGTTTAACGTTTAATATAGACGTTGATACTTCAGAGCCTTCCGGCCCTACTTCAAAACCTGCGGTGGATTTAATTGGTCCACTAAATCTTGTTCTTCCCATTGTAGTTCTCCTATCAACTTTTAGTAGTCAGTGTTGCGGGGCCGAAACCCCGCTTCACCAATAGTATGTGTCTTGAAAGATTTACTTAAGCTACGTTATGCCCGTAGATGAACCTCCAATCTTTCCAGCCAAAAGCGACACGGAAGTAAATAGAGATTTTACTGAGGTAAGTTTCAAAGTCAAAAGCATGATTGATGTCATCCTTAACCCTGTCTATCCAAAGTAAGTCTCTCTTCATGGCGTTCATGTCTACCATGAACCAGTTATTCGTGTCATAATCATCAAGGCGAAGATACGGTATTACATTGTACCTACGATAATCCATGTTGATTGTGCCGTCGGCAGAAGCATAACCTGCCTGGGTTCCTACTATCTCCTGCGCAGTATCCGCAAGATTGTCAGGAACAATAAGGGTGAGATTATCACTCATTTCTATGCGCTCACCTATATCATTTCTAAACTGCCTCATAAGCAAACGTGTAGCTGCTACAGCAGTTTTACTCAGGGCTGTCGTGCCACTGTTATCAAACCCTGTCGCAGTACTTGCACCAGATTTAGTTCTATGAGCATTGGAACAGAGTGAAACGCCTTCCTCAGATGTCATAAAGTCAAAGGCAGAGGAGAACGCATTGGCGAAAGCGCGTACACCAAGTTTCTCTTTTACCCTGTGCCCACTCTCCACAAGCCCAGCAGCCATGTTATCGAGGACACCATACTTCTTGTCATCTATAAGTTTGCGTTCAATCTGAACACCACTCGCGTATTCCTTAGGCTCTATACGAGTATAGAATCCAGGAGCAATCGGTAAGTAGTTAAGCTTACCATTAAATTCCTGAATATCAGGTAATGAACCTATGTTATAAAATTCCTCCCATGCACTGTCGGAACTCATAACATTGTAAAGCTGGGGTATCATAGATGTGAGGTCTTTATACTTGTTTTCTTCAACAAGCCTAAGCCTCTTATCTAATAGTCTGACAAATTCAGACCTTACTAACGGACTTCCCATATTATTTTCTCCTTGTCCAGATTATTTCTGGTTAATTATTAAGCCCTTGTTCCAGCGAAGTGGTCAACATTAAACTTGAAAAATACGTGTTCTTTGTTGGCTTCTCTAAGGTCAAGTTTTATTACATCTACACCATAGTAGTTAGCAGTGTTAGCGGCAGCTACATCTATATACATAGATTCAGTATCAAACTGAGCACGAGACGGACCAGCTACTCTAAGACCGTTTACACGTACGGCAGTATCACCGATGGCTATAGCATTAGTCGTAGCTTTACCCCACGTAAGCGCAGTCGTACTTGTATCTGAAGTAATACGATAAGCTCCGGCATTTACTCCTGTTCTACAATAGAGGGTAGCAAGATTCGCAACACCTGCCACGTCTGTAGCATTGGTTGTAGCACTTACTGTACCTCCTGTAGTAACTGTAAGAAGAGTAGGAGCAACACCAACTGCGGCATTGTTCAACGGACCTTTAAGAACAGTGTCCTCATCTATTACTGCAACTTCTACCATGGCAACCTTGTCCCCCCTGCTCCACGGCCCCTCATGCATTACATATTCTACGGTAGAATTAAGCGGACTTACATCCGTTATGGCATCCGCATTATACGTAGTATTAAATGCAGGAGTCTTTAGATTCGTACCAATTACTACACCGAAGGGTATAGACTTATTGGTAGTATCATTCGCACCAGCAGCAGTTCCAAGAGGAGCTACTCCAGTGCCCGTCTGCATTTCTACTAACTGACCCACGTATATCGTATCAAGGTCAGCAATAGGAACCCATAAACTGCGAGGACTTCCTTCAACAACTTCAAATCCCATAATATTTTCTCCTTATTCCAGAACTAAGTCTGGTTAAAATTCACCTTTCCAATTTTTACATCCGCAAAGTGGACATCCTATACCAGACACAGCTTCGTAATACCTATGTATAGGTTCTTGTTCTCCATTGCTTAACAGATTCGTTCCAACAGAAGTTTTCCCTGAGCCTTTTAACACAATAGTAGGTGTCGAAGTATCTATAGGACTTAAACGAGTTCTAAGTTTTGTCATTACGAATTTATTACTTAGTCCTCTCATCCTAATAAATGAACCTTCTACTGGTGTAGAGGGGAGGGTCGGCACTACGTGACGTAGTCCGCTTCTACTTGCTGAACCCCCAAGGGCATCACGCCCCAGTCTGTCATGGAACCCGCAGTACCAGCACTTAAAGAGAACGCCTGCATCTTTACCATTGCCTAACACTCTATTACCGTGAAGAGGGATGGTTCTTGATTCTTTGGGGTTCTTTCTATTGCTGTAGTTTGGGCCTTTCATTACTTCATAATCAGTGTATCAGACTTATTGGAAAGGGCATCTTTAACATCTTCGTCTGATAATCCTGACCTCCGTATAAAATCTTTTTCTTCTTCTGTAAGTTCGGGCATTTTATCTTCCGAACTCTTTACAGTAGCACTCCCGCCTATCCCAGTAGGAGCGTGTCCCTTGTCCCCTGTAAGAGGATTGGTTGGAGTTTTAAATTTATTTTCTAATACAGTATTTCGAGCACTCAGAAAATTAAGTCTCGCCGCCACACTCGCGTCATCCGCAGACCTCGGGTTTCCTGCAGAATCCATAACCCCTATGACAGAATTAAATTCTTCTTCAGAGAGTCCTTTACTTAGTGAAAGAATTTCAGAGGTATATCTATTCTTAAACTCCCTAGCCTCTTTCATTTCCTGCTCCCGTTGTTTCTGATAAAAAGTATTCAACTTTGTCTGTAGCACCGATTCTGTTACAAGTTCATCTCCAAGACCTATATCAAGTGGGTCGGGTTCTGTGGTAGCTCCCGTTCTTGATTCTTTCAATTCAGAGATTGAACTCTCCATCCTACTCATAAAGTCTGTGATATTCTCCTCAAGGTGCGCAACTTTACGCCCCAGCCTCGACCGAGAAGAATTATCGACGGGCTCAGGGTCCACAACGGGGTTTATATCCTGGGTCTGAGGGTCGGTATCCTCTATAGGGTCTACATTCTGGTCTGTCATTTTCTTCCTCCTACTGCTTTATTTAGTATAGAGATATAATTCTCTACCTTTATTGCCCATTTATCTATTATTTTTTTATATGCTCTATATTCCGCTCTTTCCGAATCTGTGGCTTCTTCTTCTATAATCTTTGTAAGAAGTATATCCATATATGTTATGGCATCCGACAATATTTCTGTGCCAACCTCGCTGCCTAAAGCTTTAACAAATTTATCGCGTCTGGCCAAGTCTGCAAGTACTCTTCTTTCTCTTGGATGTTTATAGGTCTGAAGTAAATTACTTACTGCCTTAGTAGTTAAATCATTCATGTTCCTCTAACACTCCTTTCCTGGGCGGATTGTGGTAATCCAGTTTGACTTGAAGCAGGAACGCCCTGTGCATCCGCTGGGTTTCCACCTTGAGTTTGCACTGGAACCTGTGGATTAAGTAGTTGTTCTCCAAAATTAACAAACTCATCTCCCATAGATTTAAACATCTGAGTAAGGATATAATTTACTAATTTAACTGTATCTGGGTGTTGCAGACTAACAACATAACTAAGTACCTGGTTCCACTGTTGTAGTTTATTCTGTTTAGAAAATTCAGACTCAATGGAAGCACTAACAGGTTTATAGAAGTAATCTTTTGTTGGGTCAAAGTTCATCACTTTCTTTCCCATAAGTTTCTGCCCTGTCTCAGGGGTGGCGAACTGCCATGTCATCTGAATAATCATGTTGTAAAGTTCAGACAGGAAAGTATTCTCATATGTCAATGATTTATAATTGGTTCTTACATTTGTCCCTGCTCCTGCCCCTGCTGCTGCTGTAGCTGTGGTACTGGCTAATCCTGACTGCCCCATACTCGGGGGTTGTATAGCGTCTAACTGTTGCATCTTAGAAATAAAAAGCTGGGCTTGAGCAAGTGCACCATTTATATCATCAGATATTTTTATCTCTCCAAAAGTATCTCCTTTACTAAGGGGTATTTTGTGCCCGGGTTCTATGTATACATCTGGGTTATCCTCAAGGTCAAACTTATTTACTGTGAGCGTGGGCAAAGTAGCTAACATAACTCTGTCATTACTTATATTTATTGTATCATCTAATGCTAACTGTAATTCTCTTGAGAACTTGCCGTCCCCTACTCCACCATCATATGCAGGGTGTATATAACACAGTCCTCGTATCACAGGTTTATATGGCACTCCATTCCAATCTACATATGGAGTAGGTTGAAATCTAATAAGTATAGAAGTATTACCTGCTATTACAAAAGTCATTATAGTTTCAAGTAGTTCTGCTTCTGGGAGCAGTTCGCCAAATTCGTCATATCCAGGACGTATCTTAGTAGGATAATTGTCCTGATTCCTTTCTTCTACAATACCCCAGAAACTTCCCATGCGGTCAAGTACATCAAAAGGTTTATTAATATCATTTACTGGCTTAGTGTCGGCTACATGTGTACCATCTGCTCTATTATAAGAGTTCTTAGATGTCTCTGTTTCCTGTGGCGTAATTGCTTCTTTTACTTTGTTTAAATTAAAGTATCCCCTATCCTGCGCTTCTCTCTGCAATTCATCAAACGTTTTCTCTGACCTAATTGTAATCCAATCTTTGTCTTGCAAAGAGTAAGTGTACTTATTGTCCATAAAAATATTTGCGGCATCAACAATATCATAATTAAACCTATCTATAATTGGAACTTCATTTATTACAGGGTTAGTTACTTTTTTAACTGCAGGTATTTGGTCATTATTAGTAATGGGCTCACCAAAGATATCCCTGCCTGTAGGTTCAAATGAACTTTCATATCCAACTACTTCTTTCTTTGATTTTTGTTCCCACTGACAAACGGCATAGTTTCTACCAGACAACTGGCTTATCATCTTACCACGAATATACTTCTGGTAATGATACAAATGCTTTTGATTAAGTGTTCTGTTTATAAGTTCTTTAATAGCTTCTGCTACATTTTTCTCATCCTCACCCTCGTCCTCCAGAAAAACATCAACAAAATCACGGGTTTGGAAATACTGATTAGCATCTATAGCAGACTGTGTGAGTACGTGAGAAACAAATTCAGGTATCTTAATATTACTCTGCCATTCATATTGTTTAGGCTCTCGCTCAGAATCAATGAGGCGCAAGAAATCAAGATATTCATTAGCTTCTATATCTCTGTTTGATTGAGAATTTCTAAACTCATGGTTTATAACTTTATTTATTATTATATCTTCTATTTGTTTCTTCATATAATTAATTTACCTTAAAATAAGGAGCTGGCATATTGCGTGTTAATTTTTCATTACACGTTGGGCATTTTAATTCTTTGTCTAAATCCTTTAAAGGAACGGATACGTCCCATATTGCATTACATTTCTTACATTCATAGTCATATCGAGCCATATTATCTCCTATTTAATTCTATAATAATCTGCTACTTGGTTATGTGAACCTAAACGTACAAGTGGTTTAAATGCAGGTTCTTTAAACACTGCTTCTAATACCATATTGAAATGACTCCATTTTTGTTCCGGTTTATTCTTGGCATCTTTATTGGCGTTGGCTCCTATGTTGCCCCACTCTTCCCATCTCCAGTTTTTCATTGCTTTAAGAACACCCTTGCAATTATTTAATATCCAAATAGTAGGAAGATACACAACCTGTCCGTGTTCTACTGTTTTATTATTAAAAGGCTTTTTGACTACAAGTGAATTCTTTAATCTTTCTCTCACAGCGTCTCTTCCTCTTTCTCCCTTGGTATCCCAAGGTTGCCAAAAAGAATTAGAACAAATGCCTTCCCGCTTACAATTTAAAAATTCTTCATTAATATCATCTAAAACTGTTACATTATCTTTCTTTGTAGCCTGTGAAAACGGGTCGATAAGACTTAGTCTAAAATTATATCCACTACCAAGAGTAGCAAGATGTCTGGAAATCTCTCTTGTAGTATATTTCTCTGGTGATGGGTTCCATTCCCCCCATACAAAAACCTCATTAGTAGGAGATATAGATAAAAATACAACTGCCCATGGAGTCTGCGGATGAAAGTCTATACCTTGTGCGTGTGTCCACGCTTTGGGTACCCCATTTTCAAACGTGTCTACTGGGATAGCGTGTACAGCATATTCAAAATCTTTAAAAATACGCCCAGAAAGTTGTTTAAATATCCCATAGCGTCTAATTGCTACCACATCAGGGTCATCTATATGCTGGAATAAAGCATCTATCAATTCTGATTTCAGAGTTGGGTTATCATCTGTGGCAGCCATTACAATAGCTATATCATAAGGACTTCCTAATTCTTCTACTTGTTTTACCTTAAGTTTAGGTTTAGAAAGAAAATCACATACGTATTTACTTCTATATATTACATTTGCTTTATCATAGAGTTCATCAAAGAGCCATGACGAGCGGTCAACAGGGGTGTACGTAATAATTAAATCTCCATTTTCTGCAAGAAGCCTCGGCAATTGTTCCTCATAGAAAGATATATCGGGCGATTCATCCAACCATATACTCATTCTTTGAACACCTGCAGTAGATGCAGTTGACTGATTATAAGATATAAACTCTACTATAATATCTTTACCGCCATAAGGGTCTTTAATTACAAGTGCTGGATTTCTAACTGTAATATCTTTCTTTATAAGACTCTTGGGCAACCACTTTCTAAACTCTGGATATTGAGTATTCTTTACTTCTGATACACTTCCATCTATTTCCATTGAGGATGACTGGCCGGGCAATGTTACAGAACAGAATCTAAATACTCTACTGCCTCGTTTGTGCTCATACATTTTACATCCGCACTCTTCGCAGGGTAGAGTAGGGTCAAATCCTGCAGGTCCGTGTGCATGTTTATTTCTACACTCATAATAAAGTACGTTCTTACGTGCTACAGGATGAAGTCCAAGTATCCTAAGTACGTATTGGTATGCAGCTCCTCCTGTTTTACCGCTGTTATGAGTCTTCATACCACAGTAGGAGATAAGTTCTCCTTTATCTGTAGAAATAGAAGCAATCTTACCTTTACCTATTTTCTTTATATCTTTTACTTTAATCCAATTTCTTTGTTTAGTATAATGTGTTTTCTGTTTGATGCTCTTATCGGCAAGTTCAAACTTTTCAGGATATTTAGTTCTATCTAAAAATTCCAAGAGAACAGGAGCACTTGTAGAACTTACTTTAACCCTGTAAAAAGGTCGAGCGCATTTTTTAAAAGTCTCTTCTCTTACCCATGAAAAGATTCCCAGTTTCCATAGTATATATTGGAGTTCATATGCTTTACGTTTACTTACACCTACACAAAAACCTATTTCGACAGATGGAGTTTTACTAAAACCTTTTTTTCTATGCCGGATAAGTAAGTAACCATCTCCATTAAAATAACCTTTAATAAATTCCTTAAGACTCTCCGTGCTACCTTCCTGTATTTTACCAAAACTATCTGTAGAAATATTAAGAGAAGATAGATACTCTCTAAAGCTATTGGGGCGTCTATCACTTCTTACAAAATGTAAATCATATCCATTACCTTTAGGTCTTCTATTGGTGTGTATATCTTTATACTCTTTAGAAAGTTGCTCGGCCTCATTTAAAAAAGTTATATTGTTATTAGTGAATTTTAAACTTTGTTTTTTATTAAAAGTAATATATCCATCAGAACACATGTAGCCAAGTAACTTAGGAGTTTTAAGTTTAATAGAATTTAAAGTATAAGCGTCTGCTTTCTCAAAATAAACAAATTGCCCCTTTAAATCCTTTACAGTATTCCAAGAAGGTTTATTAGATATAACAGAGGACTTACTCCAAAAAGGATGCTCACTATTACACTTTAGTTTAATTCCATTCTGAAATGTAACTTCATATAAAGTATCTTCTTTAATATCATTCCGTATACTTGTTCCCCCAAGCCCTTCACCTTTAAACTTAGAAGCCTCAACGACGCCTTGTTTTGTATATATATACTC